GTCCCGGAAACTCTTCTATTTTCCTTTACGATAGCCTTATTATAATCAGAAAAGTACCCTTCAAATATCTCCATCTGAGCCTGCTTTGAGAATAGGTTGAAATCAGACGGAGGGATGAAACCGTAGTTATTTTTATTCAGAATACCGAGGACGGTGCTTCTTACAGAATCAATCATCTTGTATTTTTAGCAAAGGTACAAAAAAAAAGAGGTTACGATAGCAACCTCTTTTTAAATATAGTACTGATTAGTTTATTGAATTAAAGACTCTAGCGCTTTCAGAGACTCAACTCCTTCCTCACTCTTAAAGTATGCAATTGCAGTATCGAATGGGCTATTGTTGAAGGCGACTGATGCCATCTTCTTTTTATTTCCAGGGGTATTAAACCAAACCTCCTTATTGCTATTCCTAGGAGATAGTAGTCCTTTGTCAAAAAACACTCTCACTTTAGACTGGAAGCTTAACTCTGGGTCATTAATTGCAGCCAAGAAGTCCTTTGGATTATTCTTTGCAAATACCTTTACATTTCTCATTAGAACCGCCGTATCCTCCCTCTCAGGGTCTTTTCCAAAGAGCGTTCTCGTTAGCATCTCTACCTCTTCTATGCTTAGCTTTCGAACGGCTATCATCGCATCTGATTCTAGGTCTAACTCTTCCATCTCTTTTTGAGCATCTTTTACTAGGTCTACCTCATAGAATACTCTGTCTCTCATTGGGTGGTAGTGTAAGAACTGCTGAAGAACAGGGTTGTTCTTTGGGACAACTAGCAATCCATCCACAAACACAATTGGGGATAGTAAGATGTTTCCGTCCTGCTCGTCCTCGAAACACGACTTCTGATTTGTTGCATATCTCAGCGTTCGATTTGAATTTTTCGTCTCATCAAAATGCATTAATGGTGACGACTCTGTATTTCGCGAAGACAAGGTATATGACAACGGAGAGCCTTGAATCAATTTGTAAACTCTTTCTTTAGGTGTACTCATTTTATTTGATTTTTATTTGATTAAAAATACAGTGCAGAGACTAGCTCTGCACTGTGTTAATTTATTATTCTAACTATACCGAACCGTAACGGAATAACATGAAGTTATTAGCACCCAAAGTACATACGCAGCGCTCAGACAAGAAGTTAACCTGCATCGCATCTAGGTCGCTTGTTTGTGCTCCACCTGCACCACCTGTTACCCATGTTTTATATTTACGGTCTTCCGTTTCGGAAGCTCTGTATCTAACATGCAAGAATGGGCGCTTTAGATTCTGTCCTAGAACTTGGTCGTATATATTGGTTGAGCCAGCAGGTACCAATAACCCAGTAATTGCACTAGAGCCATTAGTTGTATCCATGCCACCTCGCATAGTTGGGTCATTCAAGTATCTCCAGTCTGACTTGTAGAAGTCATAACCGCGACGAAATCCAGTAAAACCGAGATTTAATGCCATTGTTACGTCATTCTCAAATAGACCATATGACGCTGAGTACGATGGTGTAGCCGCAGCGGCTGTGCTAGCTCCATTCATTCCTGCTAACATATTGTCTACAGAGAATCCCAATGAACGGTTATGGAACAAGGCATTTTCTTCGATAGCACCTTGTTGGTCGAGACGAGCAACAATCGTATCCCAATCAGACAAAGCAGAAGGGTTACCTGCACCCCATACATTTCCTCTGTTGTTCACAACATAGAATACACCCTGAGACCCCATCATATTTGCAGCAATTGCCCCACTATTAGTTTCAGCTGGAACAGCCTCAAGCATTGATGTTTCTAGGTAATCGTCAAAACGCATACGGGTTTCATGTTGAGATTTAAGATACCACATATAACCTGGCTTTCCTGCCTCATCAGTAATTTCCACCCATCCAATAAACGCCATATCTGACCCATTGACTACATAGTTGTCTTTAAGTATGATAGGGTTATTTATATAGAAGTTGTCTTGAGCTTCCAATGAACCAACCATTCCAAGCTGTCCCTTTTTAAACTCAGACCCATAGATGAATAACGAGAAAGTTTCACCTGTGTCACCAGTAGCACCTAAGAAGTTGCATGTTGATTCGTAAAACGCAATACCAGCTGTTGTAGCCACATTACCATTACCTATAGTTACAGATGTAACGATGGCTTTATTTTGTTTACCAATAAGAGCTGTTGTTCCAGCTGTTTTTTGTAACAAAATAGTTTGTCCGACTCTTAGCGATGCGGTACCTATGCCTGGATTCCAAGGTGATGCCCCAGTATTAGCATTTGCAGGGACTGTATTCGTTGTAGGGACGGTGATTGTGGCAGTTGTGCTAGATGTGGTCAACGTCGCACCAGCAAAATTACACCCTGTATACTTAATGTGTAAGCGACCTTGTTCAGCCCATTTTATTTGGTCAGAAGCACAAGGAAGTTCCGCGCTAACCATTCTTAAGAATGATGCGACTGAGCGATTTCCATATCGCTCAAATTCTTGCTCATAGGTATCTGGCAGATACTGATTCAAGAATGAAAACGAACTCATATAGTTCGTTGCCGTTGGTACCTGTTGCGCAGATGGTTGTAGCGCAAACGTAGGTGATGCTATAATAGCCATTGTTAGTTTTTTTTAAATGTTAAATAATTATTTTCTAGACCTAATCCGAAGCTTATTATCGTCTGGATTTAGGACTCTTACTTGAATACCGTCAGTTTTTGCGGCAGACATTTGAACTTTCTGCTCGGTCATGTTGATGTTTTTAATCCCTCTAATTTTGGAGTCTAAAGCATCGCTCATTCCCTGTTCGTAAAAATGCTTGGCAAACTTCTCAGGATTCATTGCCGCCGATAATGCCCTATGGTAACCGACATGGTCACTAACAAGTCCGTTTTCGTCCAGATATTTCGTGATGAAATTCATTGGGCTTGACTGGTTTTTCTTTAGCTCCATTGCGTCTCCGGGAGAATAGACAACCTGTTTGTTTTCACCAATATTGAACTCAAAACCTTTGAACTCGCTGGTGAATAATTCATCTGTCTTCTTCCGAAAAAAATCCCTTTTCATGGAATCTTGTTCCTGTTGAGTCTTAGCGCTCTGCATATGCTGTTTGAATGCATCGAACTCTTCTTTTTCCTCTTTAGAAAGAGATGCCGCACCAAGCTCTAGGGGCACCTTGTATGTTTCTTGCTGAGTAGAGAAGTACTTCTTTGCTTCAAGTACAGTTTTTTTCTTTGCTATCTTCTTCTTCTTGATGTCAGAGTCACTATCTAACATATCATCGAATGAATAGTCTTCCATTAATGTCTCAATGTCATCACTATCAAGACCGTCTTGAGTAGTGGCTAAATATTTTCTTAACAAAGTATCTTCATCCATTGAGTTAAAGTCTTTTCTCAACTCCATGAAATCGTCTATACCTCTACCTGTCTCTTTTTTATACTTCAAAAAATCAGAAACATCTTCAGGTAGCTCTTCGTTATTTCGCTCTGACATAAGCTCATCAAATGAATTGATTTGCTTGTTGTACCTTTTCCCTATATATGAAAGAACGTCTTCTTCTTTTAATTCGGCAGGTTCTTTGTTTTCTCCTGCTGCCGCTAATTTTGCAGCCTCTTCTTCGGCTCTTGCTTGTTCGGCTCTTGCTTGTTCAGCCATTGCTTTTTCAATTAAAAGTTTTTCAGTATCCTGTACACTCTTTGTTCCTGTTTCACCTACTAATTTTACTTGCATATTTCATTGAATTTATTGTGCAAATATAGTTTGTTTTACTTAAAAAAAATTATCTAGGGTCAAATTGTTGCAGACCCAACCCGTCTAGGCTATCCTCGTTTGACTCGAAGTTCATAGGAGGAAGATTGTTTTTCTTTTGGTTTATCAGCTTTGACTGCTGAGTATTCTGCATAGATATCCTATTTGCCTTTTCTTCTTCTTTCTTATTTTCCCTACTTGATATGCTCCGCTCTGTCACTCCTCCCAGTTGCATATTGTACCCAAACTCTTCCTGCATAAGTTTTGATTTCAAACCTGCCTCTACCTCTAATAACTTTGAATCAAAAGTAAACTCTGCTTGCTTTATCTTAATCTTTGAATCAGTTTCAAGGCTTATTTTCTGTAGCGCAGTTTGACTCGCTAGCTCTTGCTGCTTTATTATCTGCTGAGACATCATAGCTTGTTTCTGCATCTCCATTTTCTCCAAGGTCTCCTGTTTCTTAACCCTCTTGACCTTTAGCATTTGATTCGCTAACTTTATATTTCTGAGTTCTCGTATATCTATAGAGTCCTCTAAGTTTATGTCCCCTTTAGATAGAGCCATCCTAATGTCTGCCTCTAGCTGAGCTTCTTGCTCTTTGTCAGGCGATACCTCTACGAATATTCCAAAATCATACAGCGGAATATCCTTCATATTAGACAGTATAGCCACGTTATACTTTCCAATCTGACCAATAAATTCATCTCTAAATTCTGAGTACTCAATAACATCTGATATTC